CGGCCGTCATCTGCTGAAGGTAGCCAGCCCCCTCTTGGAAGATGGGCACGAGTTCCACGCCGCTCTTGCCGAACAGACTGACCGCCGCCGCCGCCTGCTGGGCGGGGTTGGGCAGTTGGCTGATCGCCGCCACCACCGCGTCGAAAGCCTGCTCGGGCCGCAGCTGCGACAGGTCGCGCACCGACAGGCCGAGTTCCGCGAAAGACTTGATTGCCGTGGCGTTGCCCGTCTGGGCCTCGCCCAGGTTTACGGTGAGTTTCTGCACCGCCTTGCCGAACGTCTCCAGCGAAACGCCCGACTGATTGGCCGCCAGCGAATAGCCCTGGATGATCTCGGCAGAGATGCCAGTACGCTTCGAGAGATCGTCGATGCTGGCCACCGCACCGGCTGTGCCGCCGATGAACTGCTGAAACGCACCGGCCGCCGACCGCACCGTGGCGATGAACGCTCTCGACAACTCAATTGTCTTGAGCGTCGAAACGTCCTGCTGCGTCTTCTTTGCGGCCAATCCCAACTTCTGCAACTCGACCACACCGGCATTGATGCCAGCCGACATTTGCGTGGCCGATGCCGACAGTTGAAAGCCAAGGCCGATGGTTGCCATTACTGCTCAGACTTCTTGAGGTCTTCCGCCATGCGGCGGATGGTGTCGCGGATCTGTGAGGGATGCTTGGGGGCTCGGTCTTCGATTGGGATAAACGCTTCGGGGTCTGGCGTCTGCTTCGAGTACGGGGCCAGCACCGACGAGACGATCATGCCGGTCTGTTGCCAAGGATTGTCGAGCGGGCGAAACCATCGCGTGTAGGCGATCCACTGCGAGAACTCACGCGAGTCCATCGCGTCGATCTCTTCGATGGTTTTCTTGAGGTGTGAAGCCAGGGCGAACTTGAATTGCAAGGTCGGCCTGGCGTTCATTCCCCCGCGAGCTTCTTGATTTCCTCCTCGGTCAGTGCGTTGTGCTTGAGGGCCGCATGCCACAGGCGGTGCATCACGTCGGCGCTGCGAGACTTGAGGGCCGCCACGCCTTCGTCGCCGGGATAGAGCAGGTTGCCAGCGGCGTCGCAGAGCGTGCGGCTCAGGAGTTCCGAGCGGAAGTCAGGGATCGCCTTGCCGTCGCCTTCGAGCAGCTTGATCTCGTAGGAGTCGCGGTCGCCCACGCTCATCAGCCGGATGCACACCTTGCCGTCGCCGCCGAGTTCGGGGGCTTCCACGGTGATGATCTTGGCATCTGTTGCGGCGTCGATCTGTTCTCTGGTCAGCGGCATGGTTCACCTAGTAGGAAAGTTTGAGCGTGACGCTGTAACGGGTCACCCCGTTCACTTCGCTGGCCACGCTCACGGACTCCCATACTGCCGAGGCCGTCAAGGATTGGCCGCCGCCGGAGATCACCACCTCGCCGCGCGTGTTCCAGAGCGCGGCGGAGGTGTTGGCCGCGCCGAGGCACTCCACGGTTACGGAGCCTGGCGAGTCGGTCCAGGCGACGTTGCGGCCTTTGCCATCGCCGCCGTACGACCACGACAGGCCCGTGACCTCTTGGAAGGCCGTGCCGTTCCACGTCACGCTGATGCCTGTGCTGTAACTCGCCACGGGAAGCCCCCTTGGCGGTTAGGCAACCTGGAACGATGCCGAGCCCTTGATGGCGTCGTTCGTGGCAAGCGTGATGGTGGACGACTTGCAGGTGGCACCGGCCGAGAGCGTGATGCCTCCAGCGATCACCAGCGTGCCGGTCGAGCCCTGCGCGATCGGCGTGGCCCCAGCGTTGGCGAGGTAGTCGATGGTGACTTCCTTGCCCGTGTCGCCCGCCGAACCCTTCAGGGGACGCGACATCGTAGCGACGGTCGCGCCGGTCGTCTGCCCGAGGTGCGACACGTCGATGTTGTCAGTCGCGTTGTTGTCCGCAATCGTGTAGGTGATGTTCGTGACGGTGTAGCCCACGCCTGCAAACGTGAACGTAGAACCGGAACCATCGTGCGGAGTGGCGGGCATGCTTTATGTCTCCTAGCTTTCGATCCAGAACGTGTCGTACTGCTGGGTGATCTGATAGGCAGGCGGGAGTTCCGCACCCGCCAGCGTCACAAAGTCGTCGGACTCCTGTTCGAGCGACGTTTGCTTCACTTCCGTATTGTTCGAAGTCCCGCCGTACCCATCCAGAACCGACCGCATCGCATCCGCCACTTCGCGGGCCTGCTCGTAGGTCGCCCCGTAGATGCTGTATTCCACGCTCGTCACGGGCATGCCCATCGGGGCACCAAGCGTCTGCTGCCGCCGGATCGCCACGCGCCGCCACGTCACGAACGGAAGAGCGGCCGAGGCGGGGGCCACTACCGGATACACGCGGCTGCCCACAAGCCCGGCCACGGTGGCATTGGCAATGAGCGCCGAACGCAGGACGGCTTCGGGGGATTTCATTACTGGCCTCCTAAGTCGCCGTATTTCCGCTCGTACTCTTTCACGGCCCGCGTGAGTGCCTTCCGCATCTCCACGTCGAGGATGCTCTGCATCTGTGCCCGCGACTGATTGAACGCCTTCCGCAGCGGATGCCTAGCGGGCGAGCCTGCGACGGTTCCGCTGGCGATGAAGTCCACTGGGTAAAGACCACGCCCCGTGAAATCGCCGCGAGTCTTCCATGACGACAGCACGCCGCGGCCTGCGGCTGGCTTCTTCTCGCGCTCCACAATCGTGCGAATCCGCCCGCCCAAGATGACCTTGCGCCTGCGGCTCACCTTGCTCTTCCCCGCCATCCTCGGCCTGGTGCCAAACTCCACCAGATGCGAGTGGTAGGCCCGGTTCGGCCCCTTCAGCACAGTGCCGCCCACAAAGGCCGGGGTGGCACCCTTCTGGCTCTTTGCGTTCGTGGGCCGCCGAAAGCCGATGACGATCACGCCCACGGGGATCTGCTGCTTGTTGTTTGTGTACTTCCGCTCGGCCTTCGACACGCTCGCCAGCAGGTTGCCCGTCACTTGCCCGAGGGCGGCCGTCTGTTGCCGCAGCGCCTCCTGGCCGGGCTTCGCCGCCTTGCGGAGTGCCTGGGCCTGGTACTTCAGGCTGATCTCGCGGGGCAGTGCCTTCAGGCTCTTGATCACGTCGTCGAGCGTGGTCAGGCCGTACTGCTGCTTCGCAAACTTGCCTTTGCCAACGGCAAGCCGCAACAGCGACGGCCCTTCAGCAAAGACACTCACGAGACGGTCTCCTGGCAAATAGCCTCGTGCTCGCTGCGGTTGCCGTGTTCGAGCAGGCTGACGATCTCCAGCGTGCGAGAGCGCCACGAAAACCGCATGCTTTGCGTCAGGCCCGGCAGGTAACGCAGCCGCACCTTGTGCGTGATCGTCGTGTCCTGCTGGCCTGCCGCCAGAGCTTCGCGGGCACTCACGCCTTCCACGCTCGCCCACACTGACGAGGAATCGCTCCATGCCAGCACCGTCTCGCCCAGGGCATTGGTCGTGCCGCTGGCGATCTGGACCGTAACGCGGTCGCGGAGCTTGCCGGGGTCGATCATCGGTAGGAGCCCCAACGCTGCGAGTCGAGGAGCGACTTCACGCCGAACGGGATTTCATCGCCGCCCATGGAGTCGGCCGCCATGCGACGCTCGAACCACAGGCCCACGAGCATCAGGATCGCGTGGCGGATCGCGGCGGGTACAGCCGTGCCGCTGGCCCCGTAGCCAGCCCACCACGTCACGGCATGCGCCCCGGCGTCGATCCGGTGCGGCGGCCATGTGCCCGCATAGATGGGCAGCACGGTGCCCGGCGTCGATTGGCGATCTACTCGGAACTGATCCACGGCGTAGGTGCCGGTCGTACCGCCGTCTGCCGTGAACGTGAGCGACACGGCCGTGGCCGTGCCAGCGACGGCCATCGGCGGGCGGGGCAGTTCCATAGCCTCGATGCCCGAGGTGGGGAATCGGTCGAAACGCATAACCCACTGCGTGTAGACGAGCGTGCGGTCTAAATACTGCTCGCACCACTCGCGGGCTGAAGTCACGAGGGATTGGACGTAGGCATCGTCTGCGTTGCTGTCGATGCGGCAATGGGCCTTCGCCTCGGAGAGCGTCACGGGCTCCACGGAGGGCGGCGTCTGGCGGCTGAGGCTGCGGTACTTCACTTCTTGCGTCTCCGCTTGGGCGTGGCGTCGGCCGTCTCCACGTCGTGCTCGACGGCGGCCGTCTCGATCAAATCCTGCTGACGGTCCTCCACCGCGAACCGCTTGGCGATCAACTCCTGGGCCAACCCGCCGGGGATCTCCACGACCTGCCCGGGGCGGTAGCTTCGGAACGAACGCAGCATCCTTAGTTTCTTCATTGGGGCACGCTCCATGCAGTTTCGGGCTTCTGCATCGTGTTGCAGTATTCCGTGGCGTGCTGATAGACGGGCTTGCCCAGGTCTTTGCCCGGCCATGTGAAGACATACTCGCCGTGGCCGATGCACACCCGTGGCGTGACGAATAAGCGGTTTCCGCTTTCTCGCCAGTTGACCCAGAATGCAATGTCGGCATCGCGCCGTGGTCGCCAGTTCGGATCGCCCGGCGTCTTGGGCTGCTCCTCCCAAGTGCCGTCGCTGTTGGGCAGTTCCTGCATCCACGGAAGTTTGCACCGCTTCAGGGCGGCCGTGCTCAGGATGGTGCAGCCGAAGTGCGCCGTGTCCACTTCCTGCACCGGCTCGGCAAACCATTCCTTCGGCAGCGTGATCTTGCCGCCCTCGGGCGGGTTGTCGAGCGTGCCCTTCAAGGTCAACATCGGCCTGCCGTCTTCCCGCTTTGTTTGCAGCGGGG